ATTAAATTACATTCTATGGCTAGTGTTGAAGGCGTTATTGATAGAGTTAATCCCAAAAGTACAGTGTGTCATATTCCTGTAGCTGTAACTTGCTTAGGCTCTATGCCTTGTGAGACCTTCATACATAAGAGACCTTCCGCTTTGGTAGAGCCTCAATGCTCCAAAGGTATTATAAATATGATCTGTGAAGAAACTAAGCTACCATTCGATAAGGAATATTGCAAACCATTGATGAAGTCTGGTTTTGAGACTATTGATGGACAGGAAGTTTACAATTGTCCGTATAATACGGGACTTTCTAAAGCATCGGCAGGTCTGGCTGAATTGGATCCCATTTTGATGGAAGAGACTGTTTTTCACGTCGTTAAGAAAATTGAGAGAGGTTTGAAATCCAAAGGAATTGTAAAATTTACTCCATATAGTCAAGATATAGCGATCAACGGGGAAGATGTTAAATCCCCTGATTGTTTTAATCCAAACTTTAGAAGGATTACAGCCAAAACTTCCGCAGGCTATAAAATGCCCGGATGTAAAGGCGATTACATTCCATTAGAAAATGAAAATGATCCACTGTGCGTCAAGAGAGTCGCTACGCCAGAGCTACAGGCGGAAATAGATAGATTGTTATTCGTTATGAAGAATGGTGAGCACCCTATGTCTTTGACTAACGTTGCTTTAAAAGATTTTCCAGTTTCCAAGAGTAAGCGAGACAAAGGAGATACGCGTATGTTTTATGTGCAGCGTTTACCTATGTTGATTATAGCTCGCCGATTTTTGGGTCCTCTAATGGGTTTATTTACCATTTATGGAGACGTTTTCGACTCGTGCGTTGGCATCAATATGCATAGGGATGCCGACGCGTTATACAAACTTTTCGACGAGTACGAAAAAAGAGTTGGTGATGGTGACTACGCAGGTTTTGATCTAGGCTGTCCTTCGGGTATAGCTTGGATGGCTTGTTCAGTGGTTTATGAGTTATTTAAGATATTTGGTTACAATGAAGAGGAATTATATATAGTCCTAGGCATTTTGACAGACGTTATACATCCTATACTTGTTATGAACGAG